GTCCCCACGTTACGCTACTGTTAACCCAGCAGCTAACGCAGGTTTGGTTGAAGGCATGAAAGGTCTGTTTAATCCTACAGACACAATCAGCCGTCAATTCAAGAATGGCATGATGGGTATGGGCGTATTGGGCTTTGAAGAAATCAACATGAGCCAATCTATCAAGCAGCACACAACTGGTGACTGGGGTACAACTATCACTGTAACTACAACTGTTGCTACTGAAGGTGCTACTTCTGTTGCTATCAGCTTTACTGGTTCAAGCAAGACTTGGAACGTAGGCGATGTATTCACAATCGCTGGTGTTTACGCTGTTAACCCACAAACACGTGAGTCAACAGGTAGCTTGCAACAGTTCACTGTAACTGCTGCTACTTCTGGTTCTTCTACTGCAACTTTGGCAGTTAGCCCAGCGATCTACACTTCAGCAAATGCTTTGGCGACTGTTAACTCATTCCCACAAGCTAACGCTGTTGTAACAATGTTGGGTTCCGCTGCTAGCCAGTACGCTCAAAACTTGGTTTACCACAAAGATGCGATCACTTTTGCGACCGCTGACTTGTTGTTGCCACAAGGTGTGGACATGGCTTCACGTCAAGTTCATAACGGTATCTCTATGCGTGTTGTACGTCAGTACGACATCAATAACGACCGTTTACCTTGCCGTATTGACGTTCTCTATGGCTACAGTGCGATTCGTCCAGCAATGGCTTGCCGTATCTGGGGTTAAACCTAATTGCCTCCGCTTCGGCGGGGGCTTTTTAAATCAATTTTTTAAGGAATTAATATCATGGCTCAAGCTCCATTACCAAACGGCGCAGGTGGTTATCAAGTTGGCGACGGCAATTTATCCGAAGTTCTCCTTGGTACTCAAGTTGCTCCTACCGCAAAAACTGCTGCTGCAACTTTAACTGCTGCTGAACTCACATCTGGCATCATCACTTACACAGGCGCGGCTGTTGCTTTGACCGTACCTTTGGGCGCTGATTTAGACGCTGCTTTCACAAGCATGAAAACTGATAGTTCTTTTGACTTTTCTATCATCAATATTGGTGGCACTAACGCTGCTACTGTTACTGCTAACACAGGTTGTACTTTGGTTGGTGTTGCTGCTGTTGCGGCAAACTCATCATGCGTATGGCGTGTTCGCAAGACCGGTACAGCTACTTACGTGTTCTACCGTATCGCTGGTTAATGTAATATCCCGCCCTTCGGGGCGGGTTTTATAAAGGAAAAATCATGCCAAATACAAAGGCTGTAGGCGTCGCTTATGCTGACCCTTCGTTTGAAAGCTTGACGGTTACTGGCGCTTCAACACTTGCTGCTGTTACAGCTACAAGTATTTCAGCACCTAGTATTACTTCAAGTGGTAACGCTGCTGCGGCTAACGCTGTTGCAGGTTTGTACTTTTTGACTTCTGCTATTACCGTTAACGTGACTACAACTTCTGCTCCTGTTGGTTCATTGGCTACTACTACCAATGCAACTGGCTTAGGCAAGTTGTTTATCTCTGATGGTTCTAAGTGGCAGTACCCTGTTGTAGCGTAATAAAATAGGGGGTTCGCCCCCTATCTAACTAAAGAAATCATGCCAATTATTTATTTGAAACATCCTGACCACGGTTCTAAAGTTGCCACTATGGAACAAGAAGCAGAATTTGATGAACAAAATGGCTGGGTACGATATACTCTTGATACGCCATCAATTTCTGAAGAAGTTGAAGCAGTAGAAGAATCTACTGAAGCAGCGGCTCCTGTTAATACACTGGAAGTAAAAAGACGTCGTAAAACCGCAGAGTAAGGAGTTGTTATGGCTACTACCGCCGCCGAACAGATTAATGGAGCATTACGCTTAATCGGGATGCTCGCCGAAGGCGAAACACCCTCTGCCGCTACTGCACAAGACGCTTTAGCTGCCTTAAATCAAATGATTGACTCTTGGAATACCGAGCGTTTATCTGTCTTTGCAACGCAAGATCAAGTGTTTTCATGGACGCCAGGCGCAAGAACAAAGACTTTAGGGCCTACTGGTGATTTTGTTGGAAACCGACCTATTTTGGTTGATGATTCTACTTATTTTCGTGACCCACAGACTAATATCTCGTTTGGTATCAAACTGATTAACCAACAGCAATACGATGGTATTGCGGTTAAAAGCGTGACTTCTACATACCCGCAAGTGATGTGGGTAAACATGGAGTTCCCTAATATCAGCATGACTGTGTACCCAGTCCCAACCAAAGTGTTGGAATTCCACATGGTTTCGGTAACTGAACTGATGAGCGTTCCGAGCTTGTCAACTGACATTTATATGCCTCCTGGCTATCTCAGGGCGTTTAAGTACAACCTAGCTTGTGAATTTGCCAATGAATTTGGTGTTGAGCCGCCACCCAACGTGGCTCGTATTGCGATGACTTCTAAGCGCAATCTCAAGCGGATCAACAATCCTGACGACATTATGGCTATGCCTTACAGCATTGTGGCTACTCGTCAGCGTTACAACATCTTTGCCGGTAACTACTAATGCAGACGCCGATTTTAGGCCAAGCTTATGTTGCCCGTAGCGTAAATGCTGCGGATAACACTATGGTCAACCTCTTTCCTGAAGCCATCCCTGAAGGTGGTCAGACAGGGGGTTTTCTTAACCGCGCCCCAGGGTTGCGTAAGCTTGCAACTATTGGCACTGGCCCCATCCGTGGGCTTTGGACTCATACAACTGCGGGCTTAGATGCCTACGTGGTGTCTGGCAACAAGTTCTACAAGATTGATATTGATTACAACGCCACTTTATTAGGCACTGTTAGCGGTACTGGCCCTGTATCTATTGCTGATAGCGGTACTCAGATTTTTCTTGCGTGTAACCCCGATGCTTACGTTTACACCGAATCAACCAATACATTTGTAAAAATTACTGACCCTGATTTTGCAGGCGCTACAACTGTTTGCTACATTGATGGTTACTTTGCGTTTAATCAGCCTGACAGCCAAATTATCTGGGTAACAGGTATCCTTGACGGTACTCAAATTGACCCGTTAGCGTTCGCCGCTGCTGAAAGTTCCCCTGATGAAGTAGTAGCCGTGGTAAACAACAACCGTGAGGTTTGGGTGTTTGGTCAAGGAACAACTGAGGTTTGGTATGACGCAGCCACTACACCGTTCCCTTTAGCGCCCATCCAAGGCGCTTACAACGAAATTGGGTGTGTAGCCCCCTTCTCTATTGCCAAACTTGATAACAGCCTGTTTTGGCTTGGTGCTGACCCCCGTGGCTATGGTATCGTTTATCGTAACCAAGGCTACACAGGCAAACGGGTGTCTACTCACGCTGTAGAGTACGCTATTCAGCAATATGGCGATATTTCAAATGCAGAGGCGTATACCTATCAGCAAGAAGGCCACGCTTTCTACGTTTTAAACTTTCCAGACGCTAATAAAACTTGGGTTTACGACGTAGCTACAGGCGCATGGCATGAACGGGCTAGTTGGAACAACGGCGTATTTACCCGCCATCGTGGTCAATGCCAAATGAATTTTAATAGCCAAACAGTTGTTGGTGATTTTGAAAACGGCAATTTATACGCTTTTGACCTTGATGTTTATTCTGATAACGGCGCAATTCAAAAATGGGTACGCTCGTGGCGCCCATTACCGCCCAATCAAAATAACCTTAAGCGTACTGCCCAACATACCCTTCAATTGACTTGCGAGTCAGGCGTGGGTATTAACTTAGGTCAAGGTTCTGACCCACAGGTAATGCTTCGTTGGTCTGATGATGGCGGCCATACGTGGTCTAGCGAACATTGGATTTCAATGGGTAAGATTGGTGAGTACGGCTACCGCGCCCTATGGCGTCGTCTTGGCATGACTACAAAGCTACGTGACCGCATTTACGAGGTGTCAGGTACGGATCCTAATAAAGTCGTTATTGTGGGTGCTGAACTATTCCTCAGCGGCACAAACACAAATGGCTGATATTACCTTAATCCCATCGGCTAAAGTACCGCTGATTTACCCTGACACAAGTACGATGTCAACGGAGTGGTATAGGTTTTTTTGGAATATTTATGGTTTTACAGGTACAGGTGTTGTACCCGTAGATAAAGGTGGTACAGGCTTAAACACTATTGGCAATCATCAAATTATTATTGGTAACACCAACAATGTATTTGAGCCAGCTTCATTGCGTGGTTTTGGTATCAACATCACGTATGATCCTAGCTATGTAAATCTATCTATTGGCGATTCAGGCGTTACACCAGGCACTTACGGTTCTGCTTCGGCAGTCGGCGTATTTACAGTTAATCAATACGGCGTTTTAACTGCGGCGTCAAATACGTCAATTGCAATCAACGCCAATCAGATTACTAGCGGTACACTTGCTACCGCTAGAGGCGGTACAGGCTTATCAACATTTGGTGCCAATCAACTTTTCTATGCTTCTGATGCTAGTACAATGGCCCAATCAAGCAAGTTGCTATTTGATGGCAATATCTTGACTTCTACAGGTGGTATCGGTGGGGGCAACTTTTAAATGACAAGCATAGCGAAACATAATAGAATCAGTTTAAATTTAGGAGCTTTTTATGGCCGTTAACCTTTCCCCTGTTGCTGGCGCTGCCGCACAATTTTTTGACAATAGCGGCAACGTATTGACCGGTGGCAAGCTATATACTTACGATGCGGGTACAACAACGCCTGCTCCAACATATACAAACTCATCTGGTATTACACCACAACCTAACCCAATTATTCTTAATGCCGCAGGTCGCGTACCTGATAGTGGTGAAATTTGGCTTGCAGACAGCGTTTCATACAAATTTGTTCTTAAAGACCAAAATGATGTGCTAATTGGTACTTACGACAATTTGGTGGGTATTAACTCTAACTTTGTTAACTTTACCGGCGAAGAAGAACCGCAAACTGCTACTCAAGGTCAAACAATATTTACATTAACCACGATTAATTATCAACCTGCTACTAATAATTTATTAGTATTTGTTAACGGTTCTAAGCAAATTTCAGGTACTAACTATGATGAAACATCGTCAACCGTAATTACTTTTGTAGATGGCTTAAACGTAGGTGATGTGGTTGATTTTTGCACTGCAACACCAATTAATACTACAACATTAAGTGCGGCGCAAGTAACTTATAATGAAGGTAATCAATACGCTATCGACACTAATGTTGAGTCAAAACTTCAAGAAACCGTAAGTGTTTTTGATTTTATGACGGCCGCTGAAATAGCCGCCGTGCGTTCAGGCGTTAGCGGGTTAGATGTAACAACTAACTTTCAAAAAGCATTAGATTCATTGTCAGGTATTCCAAACAATGAAAATCGAACACTTACCGTTCCTTGTGGTTTATACAGCGTAACTCAAGTGGTTTTAAATAACTGCCAAAACGTAACAATTAACATGGAAGGCGCTAAGATTAACGCCATTGGCGTATCTTCTTACGACAGCGTGTTTAAAATTGTAAACACCATGAACACAAGAATTTTAGGTTCTTGGGATGTTTTAGGTGGAGATAGAACAAACTATGTAAGCCTTGTTCATTGCACAGCAGAGCCAGGTGGCGATATTTTGCCTTTGACTGGTATTTGTACAACTACAGAAATTCATGGTTTAACTGGATACAATGGTAATTGCGTACTTCAATTAGGCGCGTATAACGTAGACTCTATTATTTCTGAAATTACTGTTTATGGGTTAAATGCCCATTTATGCCCTACTGTTGTTCACGGTGGTGGTTCTCAAACTATAGCTACTTTTATAGGCTGTACTTTAACAAGTGAAGCTAACGCAAATTTAGCCTTATCTTCTTATGAAGTATCTTGCTGGCTAGAAGGCGGCGTTTATAAGTTCATTGGCGGCGAAATACTGCATCTTTTAAGCACCGCTGGACAAACTTTTTGGGTAAACCCCTGCCAAAGCGCAACGTATGGCTCCCCCTACCCAATCGTATCTTTAAGCGGCGTGCATCTTGAATGTGCGGCGATTATTGCGGCTATAGTTAATCCGCGGTCTATAGCAACACCATCTTCTGATGTTTCGTCTTTTAGTATGACTGATTGTTCAGGATATATGAACCCTGCCATAGCTGCGTCTTATTTAATTGATGTTAATGATGCTACATACGTAGGAAAAATACAGGTAAAAAATAGCAATTTTTATTCTCAAGTTGTTCCCAGAACAAACGCAAATATAGGTATCGCATCAGGCGCAGCCACACAAGTAGATATTGATTCAACTTCATTTGGTGTGGGTTGTAAAAATTGGGCGGGCGGAACTGTTGGTGGAATTTTAAAACACAACACAATCCCTTGCGTTTTTGCGTATAACTTAACAAGCCAATCAATTGCGGCTTCGTCTGCGGCTGTTCTTAAGTGGACTTCGCAAAGCACAACCAATGTACCTGAAAGATATAGCCCTGGCTATTCAACTTCTACTGGCGTATTTACAGTCCCTGCATTTGGAATGACGACTTTAAAAGTAAGAGCTTCCGCAGCGTTTACACAAGCTGGTACTGGGTATGTTGAAATTTTAAAAAATGGAAACCGCGTATCTATTGTTTCATTAATAGCTACCGATCTATCCTTTGATATTTCTTATGACGATGTTAACGTAGCGGCTGGAACTACTTACAGCATTAAATTAACTAATACAGGCGGAGCTACCCCTATTTCTTTTGGCGCATCAATATCAGATACATTTACTATTGATATGGGAACAATGTAATGGCCCAAACCAACTTTACGCCTATTCTGTTGTATGGCAGCAGTACACCTACAAACGTACCTCTTGCAGCTAATTTAACCAATAATTCTGCCGGATCCGAAATTGCTATTAACGTAGCAGATAAAAATTTGTTTTTTAAAGATAGCGGCGGCGTTGTAAACACCGTACCTATTCGTCAGTCAAGCGCTAGTTCTAATGGTTGGCTATCTTCTACAGATTGGTCTACATTTAACAGCAAAGCTCCTGCTACTAGCGGTACATCCCTTTTGTACGGCAATGGCGCAGGAGGGTTTAGCAACGTCACTATTGGCTCAGGTATTAGCTTTGCAGGCGGTACGTTATCAGCCACAGGTACAGGTGGTACGGTTACGTCCGTAGCTGCTTTAACTCTTGGCACGACAGGTACAGACCTTAGCTCTACTGTAGCTAACGGCACAACAACCCCCGTCATTACTCTTAACGTACCAACCGCTTCGGCGGCTAACCGGGGGGCATTGTCCGCCGCCGATTGGTCTACGTTTAACGGCAAACAAGCTGCTTTAGTTAGCGGCACTAATATTAAAACCGTCGGCGGTGTGACTTTACTTGGCTCAGGCGACGCAGGGACTATCGGCGTAGGCTACGGTGGTACTGGTTTAACTGCTGTAACTGCTGGTTATATTCCTTTTGGTTCTACTTCTACAGCTTTAGCTACAAGCGCAAACTTAACTTATATAAATGGATGGCTACAACCACAAGGTAATACAAGCGGCGTTGCCCCATCAGGTAACGCTGGTTTAGCTTTTGGTTGGAACTATAGCGCTGGTGGTGCTGAAGCTAACATTATGTACGGCACTTTTTCAGGTTCAGGATATTTAGCTTTTAGCACATTTAACGCTGGAACTGTATCTGAAAAAGCGCGTATTTTTGCTTCTGGCGGTGTTTCTATTGGCAACACTACAGACCCAGGTGCGGGTGTTTTATTTGTATCTTCAGGTGTACGCTTTCCAGCCACTCAAGTAGCTAGTGCTGATGCTAATACATTAGATGATTATGAAGAAGGAACTTGGACACCTACAGGTAATGGTGTTACTTTTACTACAGGTACAACAGGGTGGTATACCAAAGTAGGTAATCTTGTAACACTTAACTTTATTGTTAATTGGCCTGTAACAGCTAATGGAAGCCCTGCCTATATTACAAATTTACCTTTTACTACAAATACAAATGCTGGTGTAGCTTTAGGTGGCTATTCTAGTGACATTAACATGATTACTTTGGTAGGAAACACTATTTTGTACCCAACTAATTTACTTGGAACGGTTGTAACTGTTAATGCTACTTTAAGTGGAAAAACGGTTGTTGGTTGTGTTTCATACATGACTTAATTAAAAAGGAAAATATTATGTCTTTGACAAAACAAGTGCTAGTAGATCAAATTACTATAGATGAAAATAGCAATATCCTAGTAAGAGAATCTACATCTGTATTAGAAGATGGCATTGAAATTAGTAAAACCTATAGTAGAAAAAGTTTATCTCCAAACCAAGACTTATCCAATGAAGCGGATAATATTAAAGCGATTGCTAATATTGTTTGGACTCCTACTGTAATAGCGGCATACAACGCTAAACTTGCTGAACAAACAACTTTATTGACAGGTGCAAAATGACCACTTTAATACCAAAAATTGACTTAAAAAATGGTAACGCAACACCAGCAGGTGCTATCAATAGAACTATCAATGCAAAAGCGCAAGATATTACTTCCGTTAAAGACTTCGGTGCCACTGGTGATGGAACTACGGATGACACTGTAGCTATCCAAGCGGCTTTAAATGCTTCATCAAGCGTATATTTTCCTAATGGAAACTATTTAATTTCTGCTTCAATGACGTTAAATGCAGGTCAAAAGCTAAGTGGTGATAACGCTACAATTAAATGGAACGCTACAACTTTAAATTACGCATTTACAGGCGTAACAGTTAACGACATTGTTGTTTCAGGTTTAACTTTTAGCTCAACAATAGCTAATACGGCTGTGTCTTTTGGAATCTTTTTACAAAACGCATTTAGAGTTAAAGTATCTAACTGCAAAACCAATCTAGTAGGTTTACTTTGGACTACTTCTACTTCTTACGCTAGTTACGCTGGTGTAACTTTGGCAAACTCATCAAGTGATATTCTTGTTGAAAACTGTACTTTATATGGTGCTGGTTCGGCTGTTACAGCTTCTTACGGCATATTCATTCAGTATAGCTATCGGTTTGCTATTACTAACTGTAGCGTTCAAAACTATGGCCAAGGTATTACTTTTTGGGGAGGCGATGCAGACCCAAGTGCTAATGGTGCATTAGCTAACGCTCGTCTTTGCTATGAAGGTTCTATAACCAACTGCGCTGTTTATAACGTAGGTGGTGGTGGTATTTGGGGAAGCATGGGGCAAAACATTACTATTTCAGGAAATTCAATTAATACCGCAGGAGATGTGGGTATAGACCTTGAAGGTTGTTTTGATTGCACCGCTTCAGGTAATACTGTAGCGGAATGTGTAAATGGTGGTTTGACACATTTCTTTTATAACCGAAATATTGTTTATGCTGGAAATAGCGTAACTCAATCAAATGCCGCCTACCCTGTCTATAGATGTTATAACTCAGGTGCGAATACGCTTAACAAGTCTGTTTTGCTTAGTGGCAATACTTTTAGAGGCAATGGTGTAATTACAACCGCAGATTATGCTGCTGGCCCAATAGAATCAACTGCTTTTATAGGTAATAATTTTATTAATTGTTCTTTATCTTGTTCGTTTAATAACCTAAAATTTATCAATATTATTGGCAACACCTTTATATTTGATGTTGCGGCTGGTTCAGCAATGACGGCGATTTCAGTTAGCGGTCAGCATCTAAATTCTAATGTTTCAATTAAAGGCAATGAAATTATGTCTTTAGTAACACAGCCTGCTGGAAGTGCAAGTATTTATGCTAATTTTGAGGACTTTAACTCAAGTGGGGTATTTACTATTAACGGAAACGACTCCCAAGGCTTTCCAATAGACATTTCAATAGATAACACAGGTACTAACGCTGGTGTATCAGGACTATTTACTATTCACAATAATACCTTGGGTGCGCCAGCTTTTTTAAGAAGTGGTGAAGCAACTTCAGCAAACATAGTTAGCTTTGAAAACAATATGTATCAAGGTAAACCTTGGCCTACAGTTACACCAACTACAGGTAAATGGGACGTTAGTAATAAGGTGTATTTTTCAGCACCTACGGCAGGGGCGTATATTGGCTCTGTTTGTACAACTGGTGGTACGCCAGGTACTTGGAAAACCTTTGGCGCTATCTCTGCATAATGACTCAACTGCTCTATACCGAACAAAAGGTGCAAACGTGCTAGTAAGAATGGCTACGGCAAGTGATTTAGACCAGTATGTTGTGCTGGCTAAAGACTTCCACGAAGCTTCACCAATGAACGGTATTTCTGCGTTTGACGCAGAAGGTTATGGTCAGTTTTTTCTAAATGCGTTAAATAACCCCGATGTAGGTATCTGGTTAGCAGAAATTGATAGTAAAATCGTAGGCATTACTGGAGCGTTAGTTTTTCCGTTGTATTTCAGTCCTACGCATTTAGTAGCGCAAGAGCTTTGGTGGTGGTTAACCCCAACTGCACGGGGAAGTGGTGCAGGAGCCAAGATGTTCAACCAAATTGAACAATGGGCTAAAGAGAAAAATGCAAAGTCTTTGTTTATGATTGCGTTAGAAGATGACCGGGCTGAGAAGATGGAAAAAGTTTACATACGCGCAGGGTTTACGCCTTTAGAGCGCACATTCGTTAAAGAGGTGAAATAATGGCCGTTTCTACAGGTGCAGCAATACTTGGAGCCGCTGGCGTCGGCGCCGTAGCAAGCTTAATTGGCGGTAATAAGGCAAGCAGCGCCGCACAAAGCGCGGCTCAAATGCAAGCCGACGCAGCTAATAATGCTACGGCATCGCAAAACGCCGCGCTACAACAACAGTTAGCGCTACAACAGCCGTTTACGACAGCGGGTACAACCGCCGTAAATCAACTGTCCGCTATGACTCAGCCAGGCGGTGCGTTAACTAAAGATTTTGGTTATGGGCCATTTAACTATCAAGCTGATCCTGGCTATGCTTTTCGTATGAAGGAAGGCCTTAACGCCATGAACGCTACAGCGGCGGCTAGAGGCGGTTTGATCTCTGGTAACGCCCTTAAAGCAGGTCAAGTGTACGGTCAAGAGATGGGTTCACAAGAGTATCAAAACTCATTTAACCGCTATCTACAGAACTACGCTAACGCTCAAAACACATATCAGTTAAATCGTAATAACTTAATAGATCCGTTGAAATTCTTGACCAATATTGGTCAGGCAGGCGCAAGTAATCAGGCGTCTAATGTAGGCTCGTTTGGCAGTTCACAAGCGGCTAACACAATGGGCGCTGCTAACGCTTTAGCTTCAGGTCAAGTTGGCTCTGCTAACGCGTTTAACTCTGCTTTGGGTGGTGTTGGTAACGCAGCGCAAACAGCGGCTATGATGAGTTTGTACGGTGGTGGTGGTAGTCGTTCTGCGTACGACACAGGTACTAGAAGCGGTGGTGCAGCGCCCGTATATGACTATAGCCAACCATATCAAGGTTAAGGAATAATTATGCCAATTGATCCAAATATCGCTTTAGGCGTACGTCCTGTACAGTTAGACAACCCAATGAACGCGCTTGCACAAGCGCAGCAGTTTGGGCTTAACAATCTGAAAATGCAAGAAGCTGAACAGATCATGTCAGAGCGCAATGCTTTGCGTGGTTTAGACATAAACGCTCCTGACTATATTGCTCAAGTTGGTAGAGTAAACCCTAAATTGGCGTTGGAATTGCAACAAGGTCAAACCAAAAACAAAGCAGCGCAAGTTGAGTTAGAAGCTAACTTAATGAAAAACGCTAGAAATACGCTTGCACCTATTCAAGATCAAGGTACATACGACCTATGGCGTCAGCAAGTCAGCGCGCAGTTGCCTGGTTTAACCAAGTTTTTGCCTGCTCAATTTAACGACAAAGTTAAGACTAGCTTAATGTTAGAGGCTGACAAATACATTGCTCAGACACAGATTAGCGCTTCACAAGGCGCGCAGTTAGCCCTTACTAAGCGTGGTCAAGACCTTGCTTACGATCCTGCATTGCAAGGACGTATTGAAGAAGCTAAGGTACTTGGTAAAGCCCGTGGTGAAGAATTAACCGCGCCCGTTAAAGACATTCAAGCTAACGTCAAAGCGCTTAGATCCGCTGGTTACGATCCTGAAACAGGTAAAGACTCTATTTCTGATCTTATTGCTAAGTCCACAGGTAGCTTTGCAGGCGCTGGTACAGACTTGGCGTTGCGAGGTGTTGGTATCAGTACGGGCGGTGCTAAAGCTATTGCAGCGCTTAAGACTTATGAATCCAAACTTACCCAAGACTTGCTTGGTGGCAAGATGGGCGCTGGTATTTCCAACGCGGATCGCGACTTCATCGTGGCAGGTATTGGTCAAATTGCTGACTCAACCTTGCCTGTAGAAACACGTCAAGCGGCTTGGAATGCTGTTAAGGAACGTATGCGCGTTGCTGGTATGGTTCCCGCACCTAAAGGTGAAGGTGAAACTGCCCCAGCCACAACAAAATCTGGCGCTTCAACAAGCAACTGGTAACTGGAGAAAAACATGGGGCGTAATGTTACTGTTACCTTTGCGGATGGAACATCGCACGTTTATCAAAACGCGCCAGATACTCTCACGCCTGATATGGCTGAGGCTAGAGCGCTTAAAGATTTTGGAAAACAAGTTGTTAGCTTAGATGGTGGTAAAGCGCCTGCAAGAGCTAATGTAGGCGCTGAAGTGCCTGAGTGGGGTAAAGAAAACCCACGTTTGTACGCCGCAGCAGTTAAAGCCCGTGAAGTTGCTGGGCCGACTATTGAAGCATTAGGTGCAGCAGGCGGTGGTATTTTAGGCGCGCCTTTAGGCCCAGTAGGCGCCGTTGGCGGTGCGGGTTTAGGTTATGGTATTGCTAAAGAAGGTCTTACTGCCGCTGACGTAGCTCTTGGGTTAAGAAAGCCACGCACTACTGAGCAGTTGGCTACCGAACCTGCTCGTAATATTTTAGAAGGTGCAACTTATGAAGCGGGCGGGCGAGCGCTTCAAGAAACATTAACTAGCGGGGCTAAATTACTTGGCAAAGGTATCGGCAAACTAGCTGACGTTCGTCAAATCCCATTACAACGCGCCGCTAACATCGCTAAAGGCTCTGTAGGCGAAGCCGATGAAGTCATTAACGCGCTTCGTTCTGCGGCGCCTGGCACAACGCCTGCTAACGCTTTGGCACAAGCAGGGTTGAACGAACCTACGGCTCAGGCGCTATTACGCCGTGCAGCCGCTAGAGATCCTAAGTTCTTTACTGACCTGTCCCGTGCTGAAGATGCTAAGACATTTAACGCTTTGGCTAAGATTGCAGGCGGTGAAACCCAAACCGCGGCTCGTACAGCACAAACAGGCGCTAAAAATGTATTGAATGAAGCGCTAATCCCTACGCTTGAAACAGAACTTAGCGCCGCTAACATTGCAGGCAAGAAGTTACCTGCGCTTGAAGGTAAAGCTAAGTCGTTTGCTGATGTTGCAGCGTCTAAGGTTGAAGATGTACGCCGTATGACCGCTGCGGGTGAACGTGCAGGCGACATGGCTAGGGCGCAGATGATTGAAAAGAATTTGCCTGTTGGTGCTGCTAGATACACTTACATCGGTGAGTTGGCTAACAAGGCTGACGAAGTGGCTAGCCAAGCCGCTAACGCATCGTTGCCGTTTGGTGAAGCCGCAAGGTTTAATCAAGCCGCCGCTGACAGCTTGGCGTCACATGGTCTTAAGCCGTTACGCGCCGAGCCAATCGTAGCTAGCTTAGATAACATCTTGGCTAATCCTAAGTTTGCTGGTGCTGACGAGCTATCCACAACTGTTCGTCAATTGAAGAACGACATCGCTCAATGGCAAAACGCAGGCGGTGTGATCGACGCGTGGGCTTTGGACAGTATTCGTAAGAACTCGGTTAACGCGGCCGTTCGTCAATTGTCCGCTGATCCTAAGCAACAAAAGCAACTCGCCGCTAAAGTAATGACCGAAGTTAAACCATTGCTGATTGGCGCTGTTGAAGAAGCAGGCGGTACAGGTTATGGTAAATACCTATCTGACTACGCCGCAGGTATGCAAAAGATTGGTCAAACCAAGCTTGGCGCTAAGGCGTTGGACTTTTACAAGACTGCGCCTAACCAGTTTGTTGACTTGGTTGAAGGCAACTCTCCTGAAATTGTAGAGAAGATTCTAGGCCCAGGAAGCTACGACATCGCCAAAGAGATGAGCCAAGACGCTATGGCGGCGCTTACTAAAGCAGGCAAACAAGTCAAGGTTCAAGAAGAAATTGGTAAACAAGCTACAGCCGGTGAACAAGCGTTGGTAGATTTAATCAAAGAAAACCTACCGTCTTTCCGCTTACCTAACATTTTTAGCATTGCAGCCACTACGACCAACAAGGCGTTGGATGCGGTTGAGAAAAAGCTTGGTAAAGCGACAATGGATACGCTGACTGAAGCCGCTAGAACAGCGAAAAGCTTTGAAGATTTATTAAAAGTACTCCCCGCCGAAGAACGTAGTCGTGTCCTTAAGACACTATCTAACGCTCAAACATGGCAAGTTTTACCTAAAGGAACGCAGGGCGCAGCCATCATCGGTGCAACCGAGGCTACTAAAAATGCCTTAGCGGAAGAAAAACCAAGCAAAAATGCACTAGCGAGATAACAATGGATCAGACGCTTTTTAACATTGCTGCCACCGTTGCGGGATTTTTAGGTGGTTGGGTACTAAAAGTTATTTGGGAAGCCGTTAAAGAACTTCAAACCGCTGACAAAATTTTGGTAGAAAAGGTCGGTTCCATCGAAGTTTTGATTGCAGGCAACTATATGTCCAAGCAAGACTTTGACAAAATTGCTGCCGCAATATTCGCCAAACTAGACAAAATTGAAGATAAATTAGACCGAAAGGTAGATAAATGAGCGAACCTACTTATATTGAAACCGCTAAAGAAGTCGCTGGTAAAGCCATTGGGCGCCACGGCTTAATCTACATCACCATCATAGTAGCTATGGGTGTAGGCGCGTCTATCGTGCTTGACGAAGGCAAGATGGCGGCTGTTATGGGTTTGCTAGGCGCATCGCTCACGGCTCTTATATCTATGTTAAATGGTGTGGCTGGTGCTAATCCTAAGCAAGACAAACCTGAATTTGAAATTATGAAAGAGCTTATTGCCCGTTTAGACGGCATGGCTGATCGTGACCCTATGTCAGTTCAAGTCGAAGGCGACAAAGTTACTGTTCGCAAAGGCGATAACGAAACTACAGTAGGTCGATAATGGAACCAATTAGCGCAATTCTTGGTGTAGGAATGAAACTTTTAGACAAGTTTTTTCCAGACCCAGAACAAAAAGCCAAAGCCCAATTAGAGTTGCTACAAATGCAACAGAACGGCGAATTAGCCCAAATTGCAGCGGATACCGCAGAGCAACAAGAGCTAACCAAGCGCCAGCAAGCAGACATGATGAGCGATTCATGGTTGTCTAAGAACATCCGCCCTATGACGTTATTGTTTATCCTTGGAGGCTACTTTGTATTTGCCATGATGTCTGCGTTTGATATGGACACCAACAAAGCCTATGTAGAGCTACTAGGTCAGTGGGGAATGTTGATTATGTCTTTCTACTTTGGTGGTCGTACATTAGAAAAGATTGTGGGAATGAAAGATAACGCAAAAGTAAAAGAAGCGGAAATTAAAGATGCAAAGTAATTTTGACGTTTGTTTACGCAAGTTGTTGTCCCACGAAGGTGGCTACGTGAACCATCCATCTGATCCTGGGGGCATGACCAACCTTGGCGTTACTGCTAGAGTATGGGAAGAATGGGTTGGACACCCCGTGGATGAAAAGCAAATGCGGGCGTTGACACCTGAAACCGTTGCACCTTTATATA